CTGAAACGCGAGCTGCGTCGTGCAGACAAGGTGGCCGCCGGAAAAACCCGACTCTTCATGCCGGGCAACATCTGGGACCACTGCCTCGCGACGTGTCTGTTTGGCTCTCTCGCTCGCGCGATTCACTTGCGCTGGGCTGAGCCGGACTCCACGATTCGCGTTGGCTGCTCGGTGACGGGCGGTAACTGGGACACACTTGGGCAGCTTCACGCTGCTCGGGACATCTCCCACTCGTCCGACGCCAGCGGCTGGGACGCCTCTATTCCTGGTGTACTCCATGGCTCTGGAGGTAGTCTCATGAGCCGCCTAATCGACCCCCGCTTCGCGCGAATAGCCGACGAGTACGTCGATGACCGCATCTTTGCGCTCATCATCGGAATGGACGGCTCCGTGATGCGGAAGGCCGCGGGCGGCTCTTCCGGCGACAAGGTGACTTCTGATCTTAACAGCATCGACCGCACGCTCCTTCGTAACTACCAGCTCGCCAGATGGCGGCAGGAGTACATGAGCGGGCTTAATCTGTCGCTTAAGTGGATCAACGAGCGTTTCACAACCTCGACGTTCGGCGACGACTGTCTCGACTCCTTCGATAGAGACGATGCGTTTTGCCTGAACGAACACACTTTTAGCCGTGATAATTGTACGCGTTGGGCGGCCGAGCTCGGGATTTCGCTGGAGTACGTTCCAGTGGATGAAGGGCTCGGTCCGCTTCAGACGTTTTTGTCCACATCGTTCGTTAAGTTTGGGGGCGTTTATATGCCGGTGTCCGAGCGGCCTGAGAAGGTGATCGCCGGGCTGCGGTACTCCTCCATAGACTTCGAGCGGGACCCTGTAGCCGCGCGCGAGCAATGCCACACGGCGCTAGCATCAATTTGTTGGCACCCGGTGGCTTACGCGTGGCTTGAAAAGCTGTGCCGCCGGATCTTTCCCACGGGTCTTCACGACCGCAGTGAGTACCGGCGGCGCTACTACCACGGTGCGACAGAGGGCGTGATCCATAAGCCGAGCTGTAACTGCGACTGCGCCGCCCGTTATTGGGCCTTGCGCGACCGCGGTGTCAACACCGGTGATGAACTGCGTCGTCTCATGGCCGAGACTTGTTGTGCCTGCAGGAACGATGGCATCCCGTCAGCAGACGGATGCTCCGTTGACTGCGGCTTCGAGCCGGAGTGGTAGCGTGCCTAGTGTGCGTTGCAATGACGACCAGTACTTCCATGGCGATGGTAAACGCAAAGATTACGAACTCTTCCAAAATCGTGCCAAACAAATTTTCCACGGAGATCGCCCTCCGCCCTACG